GGGAGAAACTCTGCTTCGAGTCGTTCCCTGAGCTTGGCGGCTGGTCCGGCGGCTCGCAGATCATCCGCCACGGCGACGCCTGGGTCGGGGTGGTACACCAGCGGCGCAAGGAGCGCGGGCGGGTGTATTACGCGCACCGCTTCGTGCGCTACGACGACAAGCTAATGCCGGCGCACGCCGGGCGGGAGTTTTACTTCCGCGGCGCGCAGGTTGAGTTCTGCGCCGGGCTTGCCGAGCACGGCGGCGGGTTCGTGCTTTCGTTCGGGGTGAAGGACCGCGAGGCGTGGCTGGTTCGGCTAACGGTCGCCGAGTTTGGCGCCCTTTTGGCCTGAAAATGGGAATAGGCTAGAACCGGCACGGGTGGCGATTCCATGTATGGCGAAAACGGGTCCCTGATCGAGCAGAGCGAGCAGTCCCTTGGGCTCGTGGAGCCAATGGACGACGCCGACCTCGAGGCGCTGGTCGGCGGCGAGCTGACGGATGCCACCTCGTTTATCGACGCGGAGCTCTCCCCGGTCCGCGCGCGCGCCATCCAGTACTACCGCGGCGAGCCCTTCGGCAACGAGGAGGAGGGTCGCTCGCAGGTCGTCTCGACCGACGTGCGCGACACCATCAACGGCATCATGCCGTCGCTGATGAAGGTCTTTTTCGGCTCGAAGAAGATCGTCCAGTTCGCGCCGCGCAACCCGGAAGACGTAGCGTCCGCCGAGCAGGCGACCGACTACATCAACCACATCTTCCAGAACGACAACAACGGCTTTCTGGTCTGCTACTCGGTCTTCAAGGACGCCCTGCGTGGCGCGCTCGGCATCGCCAAGTACGTCTGGGAGGAGCGGGTCGAGGTCAAGACCGAGTATTTCACCGGGCTCGATGACTCGGCGCTGACGGTGCTGCTCTCGGAGCCGGACGTGGTGGGGAGCGCCATCTCGTCGATGGACGACCCATCGTACCAGCCGCCGGTGGACCCGATGACGGGCGCGCCGGTGGTGGACCCGATGACGGGCCTGCCGCCGCCGGCGCCGCAGATCTACTCGGTCGAACTCAAGCGCGAGGCCAAGAACGGCCGGGTGCGCATCGAGGCGATCCCGCCCGAGGAGTTCCTGATCGACCGCCGCGCGCGCTCCGTCGAGGACGCTACCCTGGTCGCGCACCGGCGGATGATGCGCGTCTCTGACCTCGTGGCGCTCGGCTACGACAAGGATGAGGTCGAGGCGCAGATGGGCGTCTACGAGCTCGACACGAACGACGAGTACCTGGCGCGCAACCCCTACGCCCAGTCCTATGGCCCGGGCGGCACGCAGGACGACAAGCGCGTGCTCTACTGCGAGGCCTACATCCGGGTCGACTACGACAAGGACGGCATCTCGGAGCTGCGCAAGATTTGCACCATCGGCCCGAGCTACAAGATGGTGATGAACGAGCCGTGCTCGCACTCGCCGTTTGCGCTCTTCTGCCCGGACCCGGAGCCGCACGCGCTCATCGGGCTCTCCATGTTCGACATGACCGCCGACCTGCAGAAGATCAAGTCGGCGATCATGCGCAACATGCTCGACTCGCTGTCGCTCGCCATCCACCCGCGGGTGGGCGTGGTCGAGGGGCAGGTCAACATGGACGACGTGCTGAACACCGAGGTGGGCGGCGTCATCCGTATGCGTCAAGCCGGCGCGGTCCAGCCGTTCGCCGTGCCGTTCGTCGGCCAGGCCGCCTTCCCGATGCTGGGCTACCTCGACGAGGTACGCGAGACCCGCACCGGCATGAGCAAGGCCTCGATGGGCCTCGACGCCGACGCACTCCAGAGCACCACCCGCGCGGCGGTAGCCGCGACGGTAAGCGCAGCGCAGCAGCACCTTGAGCTGATCGCCCGGATTTTCTCCGAAACCGGGATGCGCGCCCTGTTCAAGGGCATTCTCAAGCTCGTCGTAGAAAATCAGGACCGAGCGCGGGTGGTGCGCCTTCGCAATCAATGGGTGCCGATTGACCCGCGGTCTTGGAACGCCGACATGGACGTCGAGGTGGACGTCGCCTTGGGCGGCGGCACCGAGGAGCAGCAGGTCTCTGTGCTGACCGCCATCGCCCAGAAGCAGGAGCAGATCCTGCAGACGATGGGGCCGCAGAACCCGCTCGTGACGCCGCAGCAGTACCGGAACACGCTCGCGCGTCTGGTGCAGGCCTCTGGATACAAGAACGCCGACGAGTTCTTCTCGAACCCGTCGCTGATGCCGCCGCAGCCGCCCCCGCCGCCCCCGCCGCCTGACCCGGCGATGATCTTGGCCGAGGTGGAGCGCCAGAAGATTATGGCGGACATCCAGAACAAGCAGGCGGAGCTGGAGCTCAAGCGCCAGCAGATGCTGCTCGAGGATGACCGCGCGCGCGACAAGCAAGAGGCGGAGATGATGCTGCGCGCCTACGAGATCCAGCTGAAGAGCGGCACGGCGGTGGACGTCGAGAGCATCAAGGCGATGATGGCCGAGCCGCGCGTGGCGAGCCCGAGCGTGCAGCGCCCGGTGCTGCCGGAGATTGTCCCGTTTGAGCCGCCGCCGGTTGCGCCGATGGCGCCGCCGGTCGGGTGATGGGCGATGCAGGAGCTGATTGTCCCGGCGCCGCCTAACCCTAACCTGGCGCCGCAGGCATACTTCCCGCAGTACCATAATCAGCTGAACAACCAGTTGAGGCTCTACCTCAACACCCTGGCGAGCAACCAGCGCGAGATCGTCGAATTCATCAACGGCCTGACGAACTTGAACCTACTCAGCAAAAACAACTTCGACGCATTCGGGCGCCTTCGCGTCTCGCAGCCGTTCACGCTGTTTGACAGCCAGAACCGCTACGCGGCGGACCCGTCGTTTGATACATCGCTGACGGGCTCGGGGACCTCGACATTCCTCACCAACGAGTCGGCGGTGAGTCTCGCCGTGACCACGGCGTCGGGCGACAAGGTGATTCGGCAGACGAAGCGGTATTTCCCGTACCAGCCTGGGAAGAGCCTCGCATTACTCACGACCTTTGTGATGGCCGCCGGAAAGGCAAACCTGCGCCAGCGCGTCGGGTACTTCGACTCGAACAACGGGCTCTTTTTGCAGCGCAACGGGACTGAGCTATCGTTCATCATCCGCACCTACACCGGCGGATCTGCCGACGACACCCGAAAGGTGGTCCAGTCTGCATGGAACGGCGACAAGCTCGACGGCAGCGGCGCGAGCGGCATCACGCTCGACACCACCAAGGCGCAGATACTTTTTGCGGACTTTGAGTGGCTCGGCGTGGGGTCGGTGCGCGTCGGGTTCGTTATCGACGGCCAGTACATCACGGCGCACACGTTCGACAACGCCAACGAGGTGACGTCGGTCTATATGCAGACCGCGACGCTGCCGCTGCGTCTTGAGATTGAGAACACGGCCGCGACCGCATCGAGCTCGAGCATGAAGCAGATCTGCTCGACGGTGATCTCCGAGGGCGGCTACGAGCAGACCTCCATCGAGCAGGTGGCGCGGCGCACCACCACCCTGACCGGCATCGGGACGTCGTTCGTGCCGCTGGTGTCGATCAGGCTAGCCTCTGATTCTCTTGGGGCGGTGATTCTGCCGAAGCAGATTCGCGTGCTTCCGATTGCGAACGGCGAGTACGAGGTGGCGCTGATACGGAACGCCACCCTTACGTCGGCGTCATACGACACGACCACATTCCCGAGCGTGGACTTTGATGTCTCCGCGACGGCGATGTCCGGCGGCGATATTGTGTTGAACGAGTACGCGACCGCGAGCAACCAATCCGGCGCGCAGTCGCAAAACGATCTCGTGTACGACTTTGACATGCAGCTTGGGTCTACCATCGCGGGCGTGAGCGACGTCTACACGGTCGCTGTCCGCATCTTGAGCGGCACCGGGTCCGCTATCGGGTCTTTGGCTTTCTACGATTTGACGGCATAGGTGATTCTATGAGCAACGCATTCATGGGGCAGCGCCAGTCGGCCTCGCCGTTTGGCTTCGGCGGCTACAGCGGCGGGTACTCTCCGCCGCAGATGATGGAGCCGTCCTATGGCGGATTCAGCCCGTTCGGCGGGTTCGATGGCGGCATGGGCGGCTTTAACCCGTTTGGCGCCGGCGGCTACGGCACGACCTTCGGCGGCTTCGGGATGGGCGGCGGCGGTCGCTTCGGCGGCGGGATGCGCGCGCCGGCCTACGAGCCGACCATCAACGACGCATTCTCCCGCTACTTCTCGCAGCAGTATTATGGCGGGCCTGCCTTCGACCCGTTCGCGGCGACGTCGTTCTTCGGCGGCGGGTATGGCGGCGGATTCGGCTTCGGCGGCGGTGGTCGCCCTGGCGGCGGGATGGGCGGCCGGATGCGCCGCCGGCGGCAGATGTTCGAGGACCTCTTCCGGCCGGAGCAGCCGCCGCCGTATAACCCACCCACCATCCCTAACCGTGAGCCTTCTGGCGGCCTGCAATTTCTGCCGCAGCCCATGCCAATCGGAGGCGGCGCGTACCAGCCGGGTGGCGGCGGGCAGCGCATCGAGATGGGGCCGGTCACGCCGCAGCCCGATTTGATGATGCGCCCAGCTGTGATGCCGCAGCCGTACATGGGGGGCTTTTCGTTCCCTTTTGATCAAGCCCTGCCGGCCAAGAGCGAGGCGCCGACGGCGCCTGCTGCGCAGGGTTTTGATTCCATCATGCCGGTGCAGATGCAGGACACGCCGGTGCAGTCGGCTCCGGCGTATGCGCCAGCGCCGTACACCCCGCCCGCTCCGACCTACACGGAGCCAATGCAGTACACCCCGCCCGCTCCGTCCTATGCGGAGCCAATTCAGTACACCCCGCCCGCTCCGTCCTATGCGGAGCCAATCCAGTACATTCCGCCTGCTCCGTCCTATATGGAGCCGGAGCAGTACATCCCGCTCAACATAGCGCCGAAGTTTTCCCCGTTCGCCCGCAGCAGCCGGGAGATGCTTGAGTTAGACTTCTGACGATTTTTTAACACGAGAGGTTCATGCCATGAAGCCCGGACTCTATGCCAACATAAACGCCAAGCGCGCGCGGATCGCCGCCGGCAGCGGCGAGAAGATGCGCAAGCCTGGCGCCAAGGGCGCGCCGACCGCCGCGGCCTTCAAGGCCTCGAAGAAGACGGCGAAGAAGCGCGGGTGAAGACGCCGGCGTGGCAGCGCGCCGCCGGGAAGAACCCGCGCGGCGGATTGAATGCCAAGGGGCGCGCGTCGTACAAGGCGCAGACCGGCGGCACGCTGAAGGCGCCCGTCAAGGGAGCGCCAGATTCGCCGCAGGAGATGCGCCGCAAGGGCTCGTTCCTGACGCGCATGGGCTCGATGCCCGGGCTCCTGGTGGATGAGCAGGGCGACAAGACGCGCCTCAAGATGAGCCTCGAGGCGTGGGGGCACTACGGCGGAAAGGATAGCGCGGTAGCCAAGGGGCGGCGCTTGCTCGAGAGATACAGGAAAAAGAAAGATGGCTGAACGCAAGGCATGGTGGGAGATCCTGCGCGACCAGTTCGCGTCGCGCGGGCTGCTTGACCCAGAGTCGGAGCGGCTGCAAGAGGCCGCGCAGGCGGTCCCTGCCGCGCAGCGACAGGCGCGCGGGCTGCTGTCTCTGAACCCGCAGGCAGAGAGTGACGCCGTGCTCGAGATGGGCCTCGGCTCGCTGCCCGGCGTCGGCCAGGCGATGGCGCTGCGCGATCTGGAGCGCGCGCGCCGCGACAGAGACCCCGTTGCGGGGGCCCTTGCCGCGAGCAACTTCATCCCGTTTGGAAGCATCCTTTCTCGCATGCGGCGAGGGGGAGACGCCGGGCAGGTGGCGATGGCCGCCGACGGAAGCTCGTTTCCGACGGAAATGCAGCCCCAAAAGGATGAGCCGTACTTCAACCTTGAGGGGTTGACCACGCAGCCATCTAGAAAGGTCGAGATCCCGAGGTATGAGCCTCCGCGCGGCGCCCCAGGGTATATGCAGCGGCTGGCAAAAAATCAAAAAGCCTATGACCAGATTTTAAACTGGGCGCGCCGCGGAATGACCGAAGAAGGCCTCGGGTGGTACAACACGGACGCACTCAGGGGTGAGTTTGTCAAAGAATTTGGCGAAGATGTCGGCCAGAAAAACTACGAGAAGTACATAGACCTTGTTGCGGCCACCAGCGCCGGCGCAAAGACCCCGGCAAACGCAAAGATTGCCTCTTATTACTACCAGCAAGCGCTAAGGGGCGAGCCCGCCGTCAAGCCACCTAAAGGCTCCGGCTATGGGCACAAGGCCCAGAACCTGCACTTCAAGAACGCCGCAGAAATACTCGCCGGCGGCCAGCTTGACCCGATAAAAAACCCCAAAAGATTCACCTTCGGCGAAAACCTGAAGGGGAACTGGGACTACGCGACGGTGGACAAGCACAACGTCAGGGCGTTTGCTATCGCATCTAGAGACCCGGAGTTCATAAACAGCAGGCTGGCCGATCCAAAGGGCACCCCGAAGCCTTCGTGGTGGAACGAAAAAAAGCACGGCGCGTGGGATGCACAATCTTTCAACCCAAGGGAGTTTGTGCAGACAAACAAGGTGAAGTGGGAGACAATCCCGCCGACCTGGTTCAAGGAAGCGCCGAGCAAAACAGACTACAAGGCATTCGAGGAGCTGAACAAAAGACTCGCGAAAGACCTTGGGGTATCGCCGGCGGCCGCCCAGGCTGCGCTCTGGCTCGGCGCCGGAGAGGTCACCGGGCTCGGGTCTCCGCCTATTGCCTTCATGAAGGTCCTCGAGGAAAGACTCGCCGCCACCGCAAAAAAGCGCGGAATCACGAGAGAGAAGGCGCTTAAGGACTTCATCCAAGGAAAAGCGCCGCTCGCGAAAAACAAGCAGCAGCCGGTCCAGGATGGGCTGCTGTCACAACAAGATCAGGGGAGCATGTATGCCTAGCAAGTCCGCCAAGCAAGCCCGCCTCATGGCAGCCGCCGCGCACGACCCATCTTTCGCCAAGAAGGTGGGCGTGCCGATGAAGGTCGCCAAGGAGTTCAACAAGGCCGACAAGGGCGGCAAGCTTTTGAAGCGCGCCATGAAGAACCGCCCCAAGACCGGGCTCCTGGCTTGAGCGAGCGCAACCCGTACATCGACGCCGGCAAGGGGGTGCAGGCCAAGGAGCTGCTCGAGAACCCCATCATGGCCGAGGCCTTCGCCGAGCTCGAGCGCCGGTACATGGAAGCCTGGCGGCAGAGCAAGCCCGCCGACCAGGAGGAGCGCGAGCGTCTGTGGCTCGCGGTCGGCATCTTGGCCGAGATCCAGCGCCACCTGCGGGTGGTAATTGATAACGGCGTGATTGCGAACCGGGACATCGACAAGATTTCCGGTAGAAAGTGAATAATGGATTCATGAGCACTACCGGCACGGGTACACCCCCGGGAAACGTACAGTCCACGCATGATGTCTTCGAGCAGATGCTCGCCGCCGAGGAAGGCGAAAACGAGCAGGTCGAAGCGGAAGGCGTGGTGGAAGATG